TGTTGAAGCTTCAAACGTACAGTGGAGAAGACAAGCTAATACTGTTAATACTGCTGCACAGAATCAAATCAATATGCAAAATGCAATGAACGCTTTTGGCATGAGTTCACAATCTATGTCATTTTTATGGCAAGAATTAAGAGACCAAGCTGATTTTGATTTTAGAAGTTTTGAAAATGAAGAGAATAGGAAAGCTCAAATTATTGCTACAGCTATGGCTAACGAAGGTGAAGCTGGTGAAAGATATGATGATTATTTAACAAATTTATTAAGTTCACTATCTAGTTCTTATAAAGCTGGATTAGGAACTTATACTACAACATCTTATGGTGGTGGTGTTAAACAATTTTAAGAAGGAAATAATATGGGATTTTTAAGAAAAGTAGGTAGAAAAATAAAAAAAGGTGTAAAGAAACTTTTTAGTTCTAAAATAGGAGCTTTTATAGGAAGCATAGCTTTAAGTATGATTATGGGTCCTGTAATAAGTAGAGCTTTTAATGGAATAAAAGGTGTCTTTACTGGAGCAGCACAAGCTGGTACTCAAGCTGCAACTACAGCAGCAGGAACAACTGCAGGAACAGCAGCAGGAACAACAGCAGGAACAACTGCAGGAACAGCAGCAGGAACAACTGCAGGAACAGCAGCAGGAACAACAGCAGGAACAACAGTAGGAACAACTGCAGGAACAGCAGCTACTACAGGGTCTGTTAATATTGTATCTGATACAGTAACAGGTTCTTTAGAAAAATTAGTAGATACTTCAGATTTATTTGTAGACTTTGGTTCTAAAGGAAGTGTGGGTTTAAAAGGTGAAGCTACTACTGCAGCTTTAAAAGAAAAAATAGTTTCTAGTGCAGCTACAGGACCTACAGTTGGACAACAAATTAGACAAAACTTTGTAAATCTAGGAACAGGCGTAAAAGAATTTGCAACAGACCCTTTTGGTAAAACTAAAGAATATATCGGAGAAGATTTTATACCTGATGTAGCTAGGTCTGTTGGTCAACAGTATGTTATGGGAGCTTTACAAGGAGAACCAGAGCAACCTTTTTACAGTAAAGGAGTTCAACAAGTTGGTTCTATGGAAGGTCCACAAGCTGCATACATGGCAGAAATACAAACTCAAATGCCTAATTTACAAGCTACAAACTTTCAACAACTTAATCAAAGTTTATTATATGGAACTTTGTCTCCACAATATTTAATGGGACAAGCACAATACTCATAGGAAAACATTATGGCAGTTTCAGAAAAAGCAATTAATTTTATACAAGGTGGATTAGAACGTGGTAAAGCTATACCCGGTCAAAGTCTTACTAATTCACCAGACCAACCTTATAACTGGGAAAAGCCTTCAGAATACACAAACCCTAGAGAAGCTATGTTGTATGTTTTTGAAAGTTTAACAGTTCCAGAAACTACAGAAAATATTTTATTATCACTTAATAATGGTGTAGGTATTATAGATATAGCTTCTATTACTTTATATTCTGGTTTTTTAGAAGGTAAATGGAATCCAGATTTAATGATTCTTTTAATGGAACCAACTATGTACATGATAATGGCTCTTGCAGAAAAAGCTGATATATCTTATTCATTAGAAGCTGGAGATGATAAAACAATTGAAATATCCCCTGAAAATAAAGTAGCAGAATTAAATGATAAAATATCTATACAAGATGTAAAATTAAAATCTGCTCAACAAGCAAGTCCTCAATCAGTTCCACAAGATGTTAGAGAAATTATAGAAGAAACAGAATTATCTCCTAGTTTATTAGAGAGAGTTAAAGAACAAACACAATCAAAAAGTTTATTAGGTAGAGAGGAATAAAATGGCAGATAAAAATTTTACAAGTTTATTAGGTAAAAGTGCTGGTACAAGTTGGGGAGATATAGCTGGTGCTTATTTTGCTGGTAGTAGAAAAAAAGATGATAAAGCTATAAATATTTTATTAGGTACGTTATTTTTTAATGCTAAAGAAGCTGATATGCAAAGTAAAGTATTAAAAAATTTACAAGAGTTAGAAGAAAATAAAACTTACGATAAAATTAAACTTACAGAAACTTTAAATCAAAGAGAAAAATTATTATTAGATAATAAAGGTTATGAAGAGGATGGTAAAAATTATTTCTTTGTTAAAGCTAAAAATAAATTTAACGAAAAATATGATGGATTAGGAATTGATTTTAAAAATTATGCTAATGCACAAAGTAAACTTACTGATATAAATGAAATGGCAGATGAGTATGAGAAAAATCATTTAGCTAATATGAAAAATATTGAAAAGTCTGATGAAGGAAGAATTTTAACTAAAGAAGAATTATTAGGAGATATTGATAAATATTATGCTAATAAACAAAAAATAATAGCTTCACCAGACAATATAAGTTTAGTTCATAAAGGATTTAAAAAATTAAAAGGTGTTTTTGGTAAAGACAAAAAAACAGAGTATGAATTAAAAGACGAAGCTTATACAACTTCTTATAATAATATAATGGGTAAAATTAATCAAAGTTATGCTCCTCAAAAATATTATGATAAAGGAACAGGAAAAGTGTTTACTTTTCAAGGAGTTCAACCTTTTAGTCAAGAGGATTTCCAAAAACAAAAAGAAACTTTTAAAAATTTACAAGACCCTGATAAATCTCAGTTTATTACAAATTTAATAAAAAGTGATTTTAGTATGCCTATTATAGGTGAAGATAATAAACCTACAAGTATAAATATTTTTGAAGATAATTTTAATAATATAAAAGTTTATAATGAAGATGGTAATGAGAATCCAATGTCTAAAACTACATTTTTTGATGCTGTAACTTTAACAAGTTTACAAATTCAAAAATCTAGGAAACAACTAGGTGAGCAACCTTTATCAGATGAACAACTATTTGTAGATAGTATAAGATTACTAAGCGACACAGGACATTTAAAAATTAAAGAAGATAGGTGGGGTGCTGATGACATAGAGTTTATACCTCTAGGATTAAATTATGAAAATAAAATTAAAAATAATACTGCTTCAGTAATGGACGTTGTTGCTCATCAACAGCAAAATGGCAAAACTCCAGAGCAAGAAATAGCAGATAAATCAGCTAATGAAATATTTGATAAGTATGTTTCTCAACAAATTTCAACTTTACAAAGTTCTAGAAGAGGTTTAAGTGTTTCTCAACAAAATAAATTAAATAATTTAATTCAAGTTAGTAATGCTTTAGAACAAGGTGATGAAGAATTATATTCAAAAGAACTTATAAAATTTGTTGCTAATCCTCCTATGGCATTAGGAAATATTAAAGCTTCTTTTGATGATATAAATAAAGCCTATGAAGCTCATATGGAAAACTTTGGAAGAGATAAAGAAGTAGAAGATATTTTATTTAGTAAATATACAATATCTTTAAAAAGAGGTGCAAGAAATAAATTAGAAGAAAATAATATAAATACATATGCACAATTAATGAATTTAGAACCTTTGTTTTTAGCTCAAAAATAATTTAATATGTCAATTTTAAACGACCCAAGATTTCAAAATCTTTTACAACCTGTATCGCCTCTTGAAAAACAAGAGCAGATTGTACCGTCTTATAGAATTGATGAAGAATTAATTCCGAATATAACTATACAAGAAGAGAAATCAGTAGTTGAAGAAGAAACTGAAACAAAACAAAGTATTCTAAATGACCCTAGGTTTCAAAATATTTTATTAAAAAAACCAATAGAAACTATAACTACTGATGAGGAGCCTACTACAGCTAGTAAAATGGCTTTTGGTAGAGAACAAGAAAAAACTATTTTAGGTAATATAGGAAGTTATATACAAGCTGGATTACGTTCTACTTTATTAGATGAAAGTTTTGATGAATCATTAAAACAAAACGAAGCTATTAGACAATCTAAAATTTTACAAGAATATCCTGAATTTTATAATAGACCAGAAGATGCAGAAGTATTAGCAGGACGTATGCAGATAGCTATAGCAGACCCTGTTACTTGGCTTATACCTTGGACTAAAATAGCTAAAGCAGGAAAACTAGTTACAATAGGAGCAGGTGCTGCAGTCTCAGCAGGAGATATAGCACTAAGAGAAAAAGTATTATACGGAGAAGTTAATCCTTATTCAGTAGGATTAGCTGCTGGATTAGGCGGTGCAGTCTCAGGAGTATCTTCAATATTATCTGCAAAGTTTCAACCTATAGATGAAACTATTGAAATGTTTGATGACAAAGGTAAAGTCATAAATAAAAAAGTAAAGTTAAAAGGAGAAACAGAAGCTATACCTGATAGTAAACAAGTACAAATCTTAGAAGATATAACTGAAGATAAAACTTTAATGCAAAAAATTGGATTTGTTCCAGAATCTAAAAATGAAGTTGGTATTTTACAAAATGAATCTACTAAATTATTAAAACAAATTAATGATTTAAAAGAAAAAATAGACCCCAAGTTAAAATTATCGGGTTTACCTGACTCTCCTGAGTTTGCAAAAAAAGTAAACGCTGTATCTAGGCAAGAAACTATAAAAAGTAAAATTAAAGATTTACAAAGACAAAGAAAAAATTTAAATGTTAAAATAAATAGACTTGAAAAAAAGAATTTAGAAACTTATGTAGATACATCTTCTGATACTTTGGTAAAAGGAATCAATGCTGGAATTACCGATAAAGGCTTAATTGATAAATTTATGTTTGAATTTACAAGACCTTTTTTTGGTGGATTAGCTGGAGGAACTTTTGGTGCATTTGTTTCTGATGATGATGATTATGGTTCTATGTATGCTTACATTACAGCCGGTGCTGCTTTAGGTTTATTACAAAAAAATATTCAAAACAGTACCTTTACTGTAAAAGGTGGGGATAAAATAAAAGAACAAATCTTAGCAACTGGAGATGACTTAGCAAAAAGAAATTTTTATTCTTGGGCTAAACATTTATTTGCAGGAAGTCATGCTGCAAAAGTTGTAGCGTGGGGTGGAGCTTCTGAAAAGTTTATTAAACAAATGACTAAATCTCAAGGAGCTGCTTTAAAACTTGGAGAAGTTGCTGAATTATCTGTTGAAGAAAGAAAATTTTTATTAACAGGTAAACTAAAAGAATATATAGGAAAACGTGTTTTTAAAGATGCTGATGAAGAAACTATTTTAGCAGCTAGTAGAATACAACAAGGTGGTAAATTTATCCAAGAAGGTGATTTAGCTAATGAAAGTGCAATTGCTTTAGCTCAAAGAATTAATAAATTTCAAAACGAATTTGCACAGTATGTTTCTGAAGTTGGTATAGATTATAAAGTGTTAGACAATTATGGTTTAACACAAATGATTAATTGGAACATTGTAAATAAAAATTCAAAAGCTTTTGATGATGCTTTATATAGAGCTTTTGAAATTCAAAATAAAGAACAAGGATTATCAACCAGTAAAAGATTTATAAATAAACAAGTTGCTTCTTATAAATTAGGAGCTTCTAATATGAGAAATAAAGGAGTCTTTACTTTAGATGAATTAACATCTAATAATAAAGACGATATTTATAGAATAAATAATCCTGAAAATTTTGTTGTTTCTGCTGCAAGTCATTTTGAAAAAGAAAGAGTTATAGTTAGTCAAGCAGCTAGAGAAGAGATAAAAGATTTTCTAGTAAATGATGCACGTGTTACTTTAGACAGTTTAATTTCTCAAACAGTTCCTATTGTAGAGTTTTCAAGAACTTTTGGAAGTAGAGGAGAATTATTAACTCAAAATGTTTTTAAAGAAATAAGAAAAAAATATGAACCTTATAGACCTAATTCTAAAACTGCTACAAAGTTAGAACAAAAAGAAATAAAAGATATTAAACAAACTATAAATGCATATTTTGGTAAACACCATGCTGAATCTGTAATTACTAACAATGATGTTGCAAGAACTTGGTTAGCTGGACTAACTGGTTTAACTAATGCAACTAGATTAACTAAAGTAGCTTTACCATCTTTAGGTGATTTAGTACAACCAATACAAAATAGCGGAGTATCTGCAAGTATAAAAAGCTCAATTACTCAAATAAAAAGAATTATAGATAAAGATGGGTTCAGACCTTCAGAAAGTTTAGGAATTAAATATAACAATCAACTTGAAAGAGAGTTACAAGGTTATATGATTGATATAAATACTTCTAATTTATCACAAAGAAGAATAGCTTATTTAAACTCTAAATTTTTTGAAATTGTACAACTAGGAAGAATTACAAACTTTGCTAGAGAATTTGCTTTTGATGCAGGTGTTGCTAGAAGTTTTACATTATCTAATAAATTAAAAAGAAAAGGAATACTAAGTAAATCAGAATTAAGAGAATTAAATGCTGCAGGATTAAAAACAGAAGATGCAAAATATATTGCTAGTTTTAAAAATGTAAAAGATGCATATCAAGATACAAAAGGACGTTCACTATTAGATACAGTAGGATTTAAAGCAGCAGATAGAGATGCTTTAATACCAACACTAGGGAATAGAAGGTTGTTTTCTCAATCTAAAGACCCATCTATTAGATTACTCGGAACATTTTTATCTTGGTCACAAGCTAAAACAACACAAACTAATGCTTTAATTAAAAGAATTGAAGATGGTGATATAGCTCTTGGTGTTAGAATGATGGGAGCTTTAAGTATCTATTCAGGTATTATGTATTTACAAAGAGGTCTTAGCACGTCAGATGAATTTAAAGAGGAGTATTTTTCAAGAGATGCTTTTGACCCTAAAACATTAGCAGAAGTTTATATGTTATCAGGTAACTTTCCATGGTATGCTGACAAAGCTGCAAACTTAACTGCTGGTCCCGGGTCTAATGCACCTATAGAATCTTTATATCCGGTTGCGGGTTATATGGATGATTTAATTAAAGTACCGCAAAATTTAGCTGTTGGAAATTATGAAAAAGCTTCTTTAAAAGCTTTACAAGTTCTTCCATTTGGAAAAGACGTAGCATATTATACAGGTTACAAAGAATATGTTGAAGAAGAACAACCAAAAGATACTACAGGATACGCAACAGGTGGCTTAGTAGAAGGTAAAGATGACGTACCCTATACTAAAGAAAACCCAGCAGATAGAGTTGACCCTTTTACAGGACAACCTTACTCTGAGCAAGTAGATAGATTAGGTTTATCTGATGGAGGTAATACAACACCATTATTTGAGGATAGAATAAAAAATCCAAATAAATATCCTTATCTTAAAAAAAATAAAAACTTAGTAACACATAGAATGGCTGATTCTGATAATATGGTATATCCTTTAGTTCAATTACAATCTGATGGAACTTTAAAAGATTATGGTAATGATTTTGAAACAGCTAGAAAAGAAGCTATAAAAAATAATAATTTTAAAACATTCAAAACTAAAGAAGAAGCTAGAGCATATGCTCAAGGCGGTTATAAAACTGAAGAATTTAAAAAGTATTATAAAAATCAGATGGAGGAATTAGGATTAGATGTTTTTCAAGAAAGATAATAAAATGGATATAGAACTTTGCAAAGCTGAAATAAAGAGACACGAAGGCGAAGTGTTAGAAATTTATATGGATAGTCTAGGTTATAAAACTCTTGGAGTTGGACACCTATGCCAACCTAACGACCCAGAATATAATTGGGAAGTTGGCACACCTGTCACACAAGAAGTTGTAGATATGTATTACGAGGATGACTTTGAAAAGCACCATAAGGAAACTATACATGTCTTTGGTAGCGAGGAAGACTTTGAAAAGCTACCAGAAGTTATACAAAGAGTATTAGTAAACATGTGTTTTAACCTAGGAGGTTCAAGACTTTCAAAGTTTCGTAACATGTTAAAAGCTTGTAGACAACATGATTGGGAGAAGATGGCTGTTGAAATGGAAGATAGTCGTTGGTTTAAACAAGTGGGCAGAAGAAGTATTGAATTACAAAAAATGGTATTAGGAGCTTGAAATGAAGAACGTATTAAAGAACATAGTTGGAGCTGTTGCACCTACATTAGGTACTGCCTTGGGTGGACCAATGGGAGGAATGGCAGCAAACATGATAGCTGATGTATTGGGAGTACCTAATACACCTAAAGCTATAGAGAAAGCTGTAGCAGAAGCTACACCTGAACAAATGCTAGAACTTAAAAAAGCTGAACAAGCTTTTGAAGTTCAGATGAAAGAGTTAGAAGTAGATGTATTTAAGTTAGAAACACTAGATGCTCAAGATGCTAGAAAG